CTAATCTAACAATTAAAAAAAGAAAAAGAAAAGCAGAAAATGAAACTGTCTCTTGGACATTCTACGTTTTATCAGCAGTTAAAAAAGCTAAAGATAGTCCAACACCTGTAGTTATAGATGTGGCTAAAGAAAGTTCTGCTACATTAATACAAGATGCTCTTATGGCATTGGCTATGAATGGTGAAGACGCGGCATGGAACGTAGATATAAAACTACACAAACACGTACATTAATATGAAACTACCTACAATAAATAAAAAAGTATTAGACGCTAAATTTGTTTTATGTCATTGGGTTGATATAAACTCTGATGCTTCTTGGACTACTTTAGAAAAAGCTAGACAAAGTAAACCAACTATTTGTGTTAGTACAGGTTGGTTAATTAAAGAAGATAAAGATGTGCACATTCTTTGTGGTGATATTAACTTTGAAGATGATGGCACCTTAGCTGACGTGGGTAACGTAACAACAATTCCAAGTGTAAATATAATTAAAAAGAAAGTTATTAAAATATGAAATATATTTTTGATATAGAAACAGATGGTCTTTTTGATGTGTGTACTAAAATACATTGTCTTGTTTTAAAAGATGTAGATAACAATAAGATATTATCTTTGTCAGTTGATGAAGCATTAGATAAATTATCTAAAGCTGATGTTATTATTGGACACAATATTATTAAGTTTGATATTCCAGTTATTAAAAAATTATATCCTAACTTTAAAACTGAGGCAAAAATTTTTGATACACTTGTAGCAACAAGATTGTTGTTTCCAGATGTAAAAGAAAAAGATTTTCAACGTAAAGATTTTCCTAGAGATTGTATTGGAAGACACAGTTTAAAAGCTTGGGGTAATAGAATAGGAAACTATAAAGCTGAGTTTGATACTGATTGGAAAACATTTACACCTGAGATGTTAGAGTATTGTAAACAAGATGTAGAAGTAACTTACAATCTTTATAAAATGATTGAAGAAAAAAAATATTCACAACAAGCTATGGATTTAGAACATGATGTTGCACAGTTAATTTATAATCAAGAAGTGTATGGTTTTACATTTGATACTGAAAAAGCTAGAAAGTTATATTCAGAATTAAATGGTAGAAGAATAGAATTAGAATATAAATTACAAGTTAAGTTTCCACCAATAAAAGAACAAATACCTTTTATTCCTAAAGTGAATAATAAATCAAAAGGATATATTAAAGGTAAAGTATTTTATAAAGAAAAAACTACTGTCTTTAATCCATCAAGTAGACAACACATAGCTAGTAGATTAATAGATAAATACAATTGGAAACCTAGTATTTATACTGATGATGGTACACCTAAATTAGATGAAACTATTTTAGAAAGTTTACCATATCCTGAAGCTGAAATATTATGTGAGCATTTTTTATTAGATAAAAGAATTGGTCAGTTAGCTACTGGCGCTCAAGCTTGGTTAAAGCATGAGAAGAATAATAAAATACATGGTACTTGCAATACTAATTCAACAGTAACTGCAAGAGCAACTCATTCTTATCCTAACATGGCACAGATACCTAGTGTATCAGTACCTTATGGTAAAGAATGTAGAGCATTATTTACGGTTCCAACTGGTAAAAAACTTGTAGGCATTGATGTCTCAGGTTTAGAAGTGAGAATGTTGGCTCACTATATGGCTAGGTATGATAATGGTAAATACGCTAAGGTTGTTTTAGATGGCGACATACACTCTGAAACACAAACGTTAGCCGGCTTAGATAGCCGAGACCTAGCCAAAAGATTTTACTACTGTTTTTTATATGGTGGTGGAGTAACAAAGATAGCTTCAGTAACTGGTAAGACTGTTCCTCAAGCATCTAAGATTAAGAAAAGGTTCTTAAATAATTTACCTGCATTAAGTAAATTAATTGAGGATGTACAACAAGCGGCTGAACGTGGTTACTTAACAGGTCTTGATAAAAGAAAAGTTAAAGTACGTTCTTCTCATGCCGCGCTAAATACTTTATTACAAAGTTCCGGCGCATTAGTTTGTAAACAATGGTTGGTAGAGTTTGATAAAGTAATAAAACAAATACCACATGCACAACAAGTTGTCTGGGTGCATGATGAAATACAAGTTGAGTGTCTTGAAAAAGATGCAGAGCAAGTTGGGCAACTGGCAGTAAAAGCAATCAAAGACACTGGTGAGTATTTTAATTTAAGACTACCGCTAACTGGTGAATATAAAATAGGAGACAACTGGAGTGAAACACACTAAAGCACAACCACATTTTGATTTAGATTTAAGGTTTGGTCAAGATTGTGAAAATGAATTTTTAAAAGCAATAGAAGGTAAAATAGAATGTAAGTCTGATAGGTTATGTATTAAGACTGGTAATGTTTACATTGAAACTGAAAGTAGAGGTAAAAAATCTGGTATATATAATACACAATCTAAATATTATTCTATTTGTTTATACAAACCTGAACGAACTGACCAAGTATGGGTTATGGTTCCTGTTAAACATCTTAAAAAACTTATGGTTAAATATCCAATTAAAGCAGGCGGTGATAACTGGACAAGTAAAGGACACATAATTCCAAAAGAACAATTATTAACATTTGATATATAGGAGAAACATGATTAGAAAAAAAGTATTATTGATTGATGGTGATATTTTGTTATACAAAATTGCCATGAACAATGAAGTAGAAACACATTGGGGTGATGGATTATGGACATTACATTCTGATGCAAACATTTGTAAAGCAGATGTAGATTTAGTTATAGATGATTTAGGTGCTAGTTTAGAAGCTGATGATTATGTTGTTGCATTAACTGACAGCAAAAACTTTAGAAAAGATGTGTTGCCTACATACAAAGATAATAGAAAAGATAAAAGAAAACCATTAGCATTAAAAGAGTTAAGAGAATATGTTATTAAAAAACATAAAGGAGTTGTCTGGGATAATTTGGAAGCTGATGATGTTATGGGTATTATGGCAACAGAGCCTACAGAAGAAGAAAGAATAGTAGTTACAATTGACAAAGACTTAAAAACTGTACCATGTAATTTGTCTTCTGATGGTTTAAATGTTGAACGTATTCCAGAAAGATTAGCTGATTACTGGTTTATGATACAAACATTAACTGGTGATAAAGTTGATGGTTATGATGGTGTAGAAGGAATAGGTATTAAGACTGCTGAAAAACTTATCAAGAAGTATACTAACGTTCCCCTTTTAGACCTATGGAAAATTGTCAAAAAAATATATGTTGACAAAGGATATACTGAAGCTGAAGCATTACAACAAGCAAGAGTTGCACGTATACTTAGACACGGTGAATACAATAAAAAAACAGGGAAGGTAAAACTATGGACAATATAAAAAAACCTTTACATTATAACAAAGGTGCTATTGAACCTATAGATTATATAGTAGCAAACAATCTTACGTACTGCGAAGGTAATGTAGTTAAGTATATAACTAGGTGGCGTTTCAAAGGACATGGAATAGAAGATTTAAAAAAAGCTAAACAATACATAGACTTTATTATTGATAAAGAAGCACAACCTAAAGTCACAGATACTAAAGATGCTTGAACATAAACATATTATAATTAGAGCGACTGTTAAAAAACCACCTGTGCAAGTAGATGTAATAAAACAATGGGTAAGAAATTTAGTTGAAAAATTAAACATGAAACCATTGGGTGATACAGTTGCTGTCTATGTAGACAAAGAAGGCAACAGAGGTTTGACTTGTTTGCAAGCTATTGAAACATCACACATAGCATTTCATTCTTGGGATGAAGACAAACCTGCTGTTGTTCAATTAGATGTATACACTTGCAGTCATTTAAATAAACAAACAGTATTTGATGCATTGGAAAAGTTTGAACCAATAGAAATTAATTACTTAACATTAGATAGAGAGAAATATTTAAATATAATACACATATGATAGATTACGAAAGAGATAATTTACTTACTGATTTTGGTAAGACCACATTAAAAGATAGATATTTATTACCAGAAGAAACTTCACCGCAAGAAGGATTTATGCGAGCGGCTAAAGCTTTTTCAGACAATGATGAAATGGCACAACGTATATATGATTATGCATCTAAACTTTGGTTTATGTATTCTACACCTGTGTTGTCTAATGCAGGTAGTAAAAGAGGCATGCCTATTTCATGCTTCTTAAATTATGTTGGTGATAGTAGAGAAGGATTAACAGGACATTACACAGAGAACGCTTGGCTTGCTTCTGTGGGTGGTGGTATTGGTGGTTACTGGGGACATGTAAGAAGTGATGGAACACAAACTTCTGGTGGCTCACAGTCTTCAGGTTCAATACCTTTTTTACACGTAGTTGACAGTGAGATACTTGCGTTCTCACAAGGTAAAACAAGACGTGGAAGTTATGCGGCGTACATGGATATATCACATCCAGAGATAATAGAATTTTTAGAAATGAGAAAACCTAGTGGTGGTGACATACATAGAAAATGTCTTAACCTTCATCATGGTGTAAATATTTCTGATGAGTTTATGCAGTTAATAGATAACTGTATTAAAGAACCTACGTATGATGACAGTTGGAATTTAATTGACCCACATACAAAAGCAGTAGTACGTACCGTATCAGCTAGAGATTTGTGGTTAAAAATATTAGAGACAAGAGTTGCCACTGGTGAGCCATATGTTTCATTTATTGATACAGTTAATGAAGCATTGCCTGAAACACAAAAGAAATTAGGATTAAAAGTAAATCATTCTAATTTATGTACAGAGATAACACTTGCTACTGATGAAAACAGAACAGCAGTTTGTTGTCTATCTTCTGTTAATTTAGAAAAGTATGATGAATGGAAAAACAATAGTTTATTTATACCTGATTTAATTAGGTTCTTAGATAATGTGTTGCAATACTTTATTGATAAAGCACCTGATGAATTGTTTAGAGCTAAGTTTAGTGCAAACAATGAACGTAGTATTGGTTTAGGTGCTATGGGTTTTCACGCTTATTTACAATCAAGAGGAATACCTTTTGAAGGTGCGCTTGCTAAATCATTAAACATGAAAATATTTAAAACAATTAAAGAGCAAGCTGTAGAAGAAAGTAAAAGACTAGCAGTTAAAAGAGGTGAAGCTCCAGACATGGAAAACACAGGTATGCGTAATGCACACTTGTTAGCTATTGCACCCAATGCTTCTAGTTCTATTATCTGTGGAACTACATCACCATCAATAGAACCATACAGAGCAAACGCGTATGTACAAAAAACTATGTCTGGTTCATTCTTGGTTAAGAATAAATATCTTGAAAAATTATTAGAGAAAAAAGGTATTAACAATGAAAAAACATGGACTTCTATTTTAGCTAATAAAGGTTCTGTTTTACATTTAAATGAATTATCTGATAATGAAAAAGATATATTTAAAACAGCAATAGAAATTAATCAGCAATGGATTATTGAACATGCGGCAGACAGACAAAAACATATTTGTCAAGGACAATCAGTTAATGTGTTTGTACCTGCTGATGTTAACATTAAAGAATTACATGACATACACATGTTAGCATGGAAGAAGAAGTTAAAAACTTTGTATTACTGTCGTTCAGAAGCAATTAAACGTGCTGAGTTAGTATCAAAAAAAATAGAAAGAACAATCATACCAGAAGCTGATTGTCTAGCCTGTGAGGGATAATGAAAAAAATAAAACAATTCATTAAAAATTGGGGTTGGACTAACATAATCTTAGCTAGTTTGTTAGGTGGATATATGAGTTATGTATTTATACTGGCGTTAGCTAATACAATATGCGATTGCATATAAAGGAATACAAAATGACAGATAGCAGTTTGTTTGATGGCATAAATTATAAACCTCTTAAAAAGAAGAATAAACGTAAGGGGGTTTCATGTCATCATTCTAATAAAAAACAATCAGTGCTATGGACAGTTTATCATACTGTCCTAGCATTGGAATTATTAATCTTAATTATAATAGAAGGAGTAGAATTATTTTATGGGTTTCAATAGTTATAAAATAAGAGATGGAAAACATATTCCATCTAAAAAGTTTAAAGAAAACTGGAATGATATTTTTGGTAAAGATAAAACCAAAGAAGAATTACCAAAAGAAGAAGAAGATTATATCAAGGAGTTAGAAAAAAAGATATGAGTTTATTTGACAAACGAACACACTATAAACCATTTGATTATGGTTGGGCTTTTGAAGCTTATGACATGCAACAAAAAATGCATTGGCTACCAAGTGAAGTCCCGTTACATGAGGATGTAAGAGATTGGAATGAAAGATTAACACCAGAAGAAAAAAATTTAATAGGACAAATATTAAAATTCTTTACTCAAGGTGATGTAGATATAGCACAAGCTTATCTTGATAAATACATTCCTAAATTTAAAGCTCCAGAAGTAAGAATGATGTTGTCTGCTATAGCAACAAGTGAAGCTAACCATGCACATAGCTATTCATTGTTAAATGATACTATTGGTTTACCTGATAAAGAATACAAAGCATTTCAAGAATATAAAGAAATGGCTGATAAACATGAATACTTGTTTACATCTAAAGGTAAAGGATTAGATGGTATGGCTAGAGAGATAGCTTGCTTCTCAGCTTTTGGTGAAGGTTTACAATTGTTTGCTTCATTTGTAATGTTATTAAACTTTCAAAGATATGGTAGAATGAAAGGTATGTGCCAAATAGTTACTTGGTCTATCAGAGATGAAACACATCATGTTGAAAGTATGATTAAATTATTCCATGAGTTAATAAAAGAAAACCCGAATATTTGGACAGAAAAATTTAAAGCAAGTATCTATCAAACATGTAGAGACATGGTAGATTTAGAAGATAAGTTTATTGATTTAGCTTTTTCTATGGGTGGTATAAGAGGATTAAAAGCAGAAGAAGTTAAACAATATATCAGATACATTGCTGATAGAAGACTGTTACAGTTGTCTTTAAAACCTAATTATGGTGTAAAAGATAACCCTTTAGGTTGGTTAGACTGGGTTCTTAATGGTGTAGAACACGCTAATTTCTTTGAGAATAGAGCAACAGAGTACAACAAAGGTACAATAACCGGAAACTTGTGGGACTAAAGTGCCCTTTTTAGAAGAAAACAATATGATTGACCAAGATGATTTAGTGTTACCACAAACAGTAGATGAATTAGTTAAGCTTTTAAATGAAGTTTATCCTGAAAAATCACCGTCTGTTAATGATAAACCTAATCAAATTTATTTCAACGCAGGTCAACGTGATGTTGTTAAGTTTATTAATACGTTAAAAGAGAGGACAGAGAAATAATTATGTGTATGTCAGCCCCTAAGGTACCTCAGGTACAACCGGCTCCCCCGCCAGTTGCTCCACCGCAGGCACCTATTGAAGAAGATAAAGCACCTATGGTAGAAACTGCTGTAGATGTTGATAAAGAAGCAACTACTAAAAAGAAGAAAAAAGTAGGTACTTCTGCATTACAAACTTCTTCAGGTTTAAATATACCTACAGTCTCAGGTTTAAACATAACTTAATATTATGCATTATAATAATATGTTACAACAAAGCGCTAAAGAGCGCTACGAAACTTTAAAACAACACAGAGAACATTTCTTAGATAGAGCTCAAGAATGTAGTGAGCTTACAATTCCATCATTAGTACCGCCTGATGGATTTCATTCCTCAACAGATTTATACAATCCATTTCAATCAGTTGGAGCAAGAGGAGTTAATAATTTAGCTTCTAAACTTTTATTATTATTGCTTCCACCTAATTCCCCATTTTTTAGATTATCAATAGCAGGACAAGCTAAAAAAGATTTAGACGAACAAAAAGAAATTAAGTCTGAAGTAGAAAAATCTTTAGCAACTATTGAAAGAGAAGTCTCAAGTAAAATAGAACAACTTGCTTTAAGAGTTAGTGTGTTTGAAGCATTAAAACATTTAATTGTTGCAGGTAACGTATTAACTTATTTACCTAAAAAAGGAAACATGAGAGTATTTCCTTTAACAAATTTTGTTTGTAAAAGAGATGCTTCAGGAAATATTATTGAAATAGTTATTAAAGAAACTATTCATCCTACATATTTAGATGACAATACATTAGAAAGAATTTCAGAATTTGAAGATTATAAACCAGACGAAGAATGTGATTTATATACTCACATTTATAAAATGGATGAGAAACAATTTTATACTTGTCAAGAAGTAAAAGGTGTTAAAATAGAAACTTCAATTGGTACATACCCTATTGATAGTTTACCTTATCAAGCTTTAAGAATGGTTAGAGTTGATAATGAAGATTATGGTAGAGGATATGTTGAAGAATTTTTAGGTGATTTAAAATCATTAGAAGGTTTGTCTCAAGCGCTTGTTGAAAGTGCGGCGGCATCTTCTAAAGTAGTATTTATGGTTAGACCTAACTCTGTTACTAGAAAAAAAGATTTAGCACAAACTAGAAATGGTGACATTATTACT